AATAACAAGACTGCAATTATGCAAGGTTATAAAAAAGTAAATGAAAGTTATGGTGAAGGTGATGTTTGGGAAGAAAGGGGAAAAACTTGGACAATTAAAAATGGCATAAAACAAAATATACCTAAGCTACAGTCAGTAAGAGACGCTGTTATGATGCCAATTTGTTGCCCACAGTGTAATACTAGGATGAAAAAAAGACTAGATAAGAAATTTTGGAAGCTACGTAAAAAATGCTTCGATTGTGTAATAGATGATGAACATCAGATGAGAATAAACCAGGAATGGGATAAATATCAAGAGGAACAAATCAGAGGTAATGTAGATTCATTTATTAAAGATTTAAAAATACGAGTTGTAGAGTATTTAGATAATATAGAAAACCAACACTTTATCACTGAAGCAGGTGATACTGAAACATGGCGCGGTGGATATAGTAAAGAATATTTAAAAGAATCATTTGATAAACAATTAAAGGATTTCGAAAAAAAGTGGGAAAAAAATGGCACGACTGACTAACGAGCAATTACATGAAGAAATACTCGAATTAAAACAAGATGTTCGAGAAATAAAAATTCGATTATTAGATCCAGATGATGGAACAATATCTCGAGTTAATAATAATACAACGTTTAGAAAAAATACTCAAAAAACCTTATGGTCTGTTTGGGTTGCAATACTAGGTATAATTGCTAAACTAATATTTTGGGATTAACTATGAAAGTATCAGCAATAAAAAGAATAATAGCGGAAGAGCTCAACCGTTTAAATGAAATGCGAATGACTAAAGGATTCCGTAAGGCAACAGAAAACTACCAATCATTAATGGTAAAACAGCAGAATCTTAAAAAGAAATTCGTATCTGAGAAAGATCCAAAGAAGCGAGAAAAATTAAAAAAAGAATTAATAGCCCTACATAAAAAAGTACAAAAAGCAGAAGATGTTTTTAATAGAGCATTAATGGGCGAACCAATAGATCCAACGGAGATATAATATGAAAAAGTTATGGAAAATTATTTTAGGCATATTTGCCATTGTAGCAGGTGTGTTTGCACTAACAGCAAAATCGGGTAGCAAAAAACAGTTCAAAAAAGATCTTAAAGATAATAAGAAAAAATTGAAGGATGTTAAAAAAGTAGGTAAGGAATTAGAGAAAGAGAAGAAAGCTATCAAAGAAAAGATATCTAAAACAGATACTAAAATAAAGAAAACAAAATCAAAAGTTAAAACAACAAAATCAGCTAAAAAAACAGTATCTGATTTTAAGAAAAAGTATAGGAGTAAAAAATAATGAAGCATTTATTATTTATATTAACAATGATTATATCATTAAACTCTTTTGCACAAGACAAAATTGTTAAAATTCCTCAATCAGAATTAGATGCTTTCTTTTTAGCAGTTGACACATTGGAACAACAAGACTCAATCAAAACCCTTTTGATAGCTGATTTAGAATTACAATTAGATAATTTTAGAACATTAAATGCAAAAAATGAATCTATATTATTAAATAAAGACCAGGAAATTATTTTATTAAATGATCAGATTAAACTATATGAAGATAGATTGAAGATAACTGATAAATGGTATAATAAAAGATGGTTTGGAGTGGTTGTTGGAGTAGTAAGCACATCAACAGCGATTTATTTAGCAGGACAATTAGGTAATTAAATATTAATTTTTATATTTATATATATTTATATATAGTATGGCAGAGAACTTAAAAGACATAATAAAACGTGAATACCTTAAATGTGCTAAGGATCCTATATATTTTATGAAAAAATATTGTGTGATCCAACACCCACAACGAGGTAAAATACCTTTTCATTTATATCCATTTCAGGAGAGGTGTCTCACTGAGTTCAAAAATCATGATTATAATATAATATTAAAATCAAGGCAGCTTGGTATTTCTACATTAACAGCAGGTTATTCTTTATGGATGATGATATTCCAAAGAGATAAAAATGTATTAGTTATTGCTACAAAACAGGACGTTGCTAAAAATTTAGTAACTAAAGTTAGAATTATGCATGATGGATTACCTTCCTGGTTAAAAGGCCAAACAGTAGAGGATAATAAATTATCATTAAGATTGGCGAACGGCTCCCAAATTAAGGCAATATCTTCAGGCGGTGATGCAGGTCGTTCTGAAGCATTATCATTATTAGTATTGGATGAGGCGGCATTTATTGATAGAATTGATGATATATGGGCATCATCTCAACAAACACTAGCTACTGGGGGTGGAGCAATTGTTCTTTCAACACCAAATGGTGTAGGAAACTTTTTTCATAAGCAATGGGTAAAAGCAGAAGCGGGCGAAAATAGATTCAACACAATCAGATTACATTGGTCTTTGCACCCAGAAAGAGAGCAAGATTGGAGAGATTCGCAAGATGAATTATTGGGACCTAAAATGGCCGCACAAGAATGTGACTGTGATTTCCTTGCATCAGGTAATTCTGTTGTCGATTTTGGGATCCTGGAATATTACAAGTCTACTTATATGAAAGATCCGGTAGAAATGAGAGGAACAGAGTCTAATTATTGGGTATGGGAACAATGTGATTATGGTAGAGATTATATGGTAGTGGCGGATGTCGCAAGAGGAGACTCTAGTGATTACTCAGCATTTCATGTATTTGATGTGGAAACCGTAACACAGGTAGCAGAATTTAAGGGCCAAATTGGAACAAAAGAATTTGGTAATATGTTAGTTAATGTAGCCACGGAATATAATGATGCATTACTTGTTATAGAAAATGCCAATGTAGGTTGGGCAGCAATACAACCTGCAATTGATAGAGAATATAAAAACTTATATTATACGTATAAACAAGATGGATATACAGACCCGGATGTTCATTTAAGGAAAACATATGACTTAAAAGATAAATCACAAATGGTCGCTGGGTTTACAACTTCAGCACGAACAAGACCGCTTTTGATTTCAAAATTAGATATTTATTTTAGAGAAAAGGAATGCATAGTTCGGTCCAAAAGATTATTGGATGAATTATTTGTTTTTATATGGAACGGACAAAGAGCAGAAGCACAAAATGGATATAATGATGATTTAGTGATGGCATTTGCTATTGGTTTATTTGTCCGAGATACAGCATTAAAACTAAGACAACAAGGATTGGCATTAAATAGAGCATCATTAAATAGTATGGGTAAAACAAAAACACAAACTGCAATTTATACGCAGAAAAATTTACAAAAAAATCCATGGGAAATGGACCTTGGCAAGAACGGCAAGGAAGACTTAACATGGTTAATTAAATAAAGGTTATTAAAGGAGAAAAATTATGGCTGATAAAGGCTTATTTACAAGATTAAAAAAATTATTTTCAACCGGAGTTATTATACGAAGGATGGACGATAACAAATTAAAAGTTGTTGATACATCGAGATTACAATCTGGTGGAAATTTAGCTACTAATAGAGTTATAGATAGATACAATAGATTACATGGAAATCCGGGAAGTTTTGGATCCCAATTCTCATCTGCAAATTATGATACACAAAGAATTAATCTATTCAATGATTATGAATCAATGGATGAAGATTCAATCATATCATCTGCATTAGATATTTATGCTGATGAATGCACCACTAAGAATGAATTTGGTGATATATTAACTATAAACGCAGGATCTGAAGAAATACAAAAAATACTACATAATTTATTTTATGATGTATTGAATATAGAATTTAATCTTTGGCCATGGATAAGAAATATGTGTAAATATGGAGATGCATATTTGAAATTTGATATAACCGAAAAGTATGGTATTACAAATGTTACGCCTGTTTCTCCATACGAAATGTTTAGAGAAGATGGAACGAAACCAGATAAACCCGAATATACAATATTCTGGCATGATCCTAGTATAGGAAATAGTCCGGGAATGAGAAAAACTAGTAAGAAGAAAAAATGTGAATCTTATGAAGTAGCACATTTCAGATTAATATCGGATACAAATTTCTTACCATATGGTAGATCAATGGTTGAACCAGCAAGAAAAACATGGAAACAATTAACTCTTATGGAAGATGCAATGATGTTGCACAGAATAATGAGAGCTCCATCAAAAAGAATTTTTAGAATCGATATTGGTAATATACCACCAAATGAAGTTGATTCTTATATGAATACGGTTATCAGTAAAATGAAAAAAACACCATATGTTGATGAACAATCTGGTCAGTATAATCTTAAATTTAATTTACAGAATATGATGGAAGACTTCTATCTTCCTGTAAGAGGCGGACAATCAGGAACAGAAGTTTCAGAACTTCCTGGATTGGATGGTCCTAATATTGATGACGTTGAATATTTAAAATCACGTATGATGGCTGCATTAAGAGTGCCTAGAGCATTTTTAGGATATGACGAAAATGTAGAAGGAAAGGCAACATTAGCAGCTGAAGATGTTAGATTTGCAAGAACGATTGAAAGATTACAAAGAATTGTTGTTTCTGAATTAACTAAAATTGCTATTGTGCATTTATATTCGCAAGGATTTAAAGATGAAGCTTTAGTAGACTTTTCACTTGAATTAAATAATCCATCAACAATAGCCGAGCAAGAGAAGTTATCTATATGGGAACAGAAAGCTGGACTAGCAGAAGCATTTAAAGGCAATAGAATGATGTCTCAAGAATGGATTTATGAAAATATATTTAAAATGAGTCCTGAAGAGTGGAGATCTGAAAAGGATAAAGTTATTGATGACGTTAAGCGTAACTTTAGATTTAGCCAAATTGAAATGGAAGGAAATGATGTTGCAGTAACAAAACAATCATTCGGAACAGCACATGATATGATGGCGTTGCAAATGGCAGGAATGCCTGGACCAAAACCAGAAGACAAATTTATTGATCAAGACGCCACGGCTTCTGATGGGGATGATTATACAACTGCCGGATCAACTGAGTTTGAAAGAAAATTTGGTCTTAGTGGAGAAGGTGGAAGACCGAACGAACCAGGAAAGGGAGAAGGCAGTTATGGAACTGATGGTCACCCAAGAGGCCGTGATACCCTAGGATTCCAGGGTGCAAAGCGAGGTGTTCTGCATCCTAATAGAAAGGGCTTATCTAGAACAGAACAAATTGAAAAGATAAAGAATAGTATGCCTAGCAAAAAGGAAATAATCAGCGAAACTTACGATAAAAAGGATAAAAAATATAATGATAAAGGATCTTTATTGGACGAAAGCAATCTTCTTGACGAAGATTCTATTGGAAACTAGAGATGCTACATATTTATATTTGAGTATATATAGGAGAAAACTAAGTGTCAAAAATGAAACATTCTAAATATAAAAACACAGGCATGTTATTTGAATTATTAACACGCCAAGTGACAACAGATGTCTTGAATAACCAGGAAGAATCTCCTGCGCTGAAAATTATTAAAGAAAGCTTTAAAAAAGGTTCGGCTCTTAAGAGAGAACTGGTGCTTTATAACACTTTATTAAATGAAAGATATAAAAAAGAAGACAGAGCACAGTATTTAGTAGATGTTGTGTTATCAGAAAGAACAAAAATTAATAGTTCAGTTTTAAGAAAGCAGAAATATAATTTGATTAAGGAAATTAAATCTCATTATAATTTAGAAAACTTTTTTAGAACAAAAATTGGTAACTATACACCACTAGCAGCAATATATAAACTGTTTGAACATAACATTAAGAAATCTAACCCTGCAGATGTAGTGCGTAATAAATATACAATTGTTGAGCATATAATTGGCAATAATATAAAACCAAATAAAGCAGCAAATATATTAAGCGAATACTCTACACAGGATAAAGACGTTCGATTATTATCATATAAAATATTAGTTGATAAGTTTAATGAAAAATATGATGGTAAGCTATCAAGAAGTCAAAAGGCACTATTGAAAGAATATGTAAATAATGGTAATAATCCATCAAGTATGAAAGTATATGTTGATAAAAAATTACCTAAGATTAAAGACGCACTTGCAATTAGTAGTAAACGTATAAATGATTCTGTTACTAAAATTAAAATTCAAGAAGTAATAAATCAAATAAATAAAATTAGTTCATCAAAAACTGTGAAGGATAATCATGTATTATCACTTATGCGAGTTTATGAACTTATAAAGGAGGTAAAAGATGCCAAAAAATTATAATTTTGATTCGGCGTGGAAAAGGTTCTTAAATGAACAAATGCCTCCAGGAATGGATCCAGCAGCAATGATGGGAGGAGCACCTCCGGGACCACCTCCTGGGCCACCACCAGCACCATTTTATGAAGACTTAGACGAACAAGGTAAGTTAGAAGTGGACATGGCATTGGGAATAGATATATCAGAAGATGAGTTGAAAAAACTACCTGCTGAAAATAGATTTGAAATAGTTAAAGCTAGAAATGATTATTTGAAGAATAAAACAAATAAAGAATTTAGAGACGAACAAGATAAGGCTGAAAAAGAAGCCGAAGAACAGGAAGCAATGGCAGCACAAGCACCACCACCTCCAGGACCT